GCAGCAAATGCTGTAACAGGATCAAGCACAACACTACTCCGCCCTCATCGTCGTGATGTCATCGCCCTTGCGCACGGTCACTTTGCCGTTTTCTACATCAACGCGCATCGGCGGCTCCTTCTCGGCAAGTTTGGCGATTAAGTGTTGAATGACTTCAAACTCAGGCTTTTCCGGTTTCTCCGCTGTGCCTGCGATGCCGTTCATCATGTTAATTAACGCGACAAGTGCGCCGCCGACCATGGTCATAACAGCGGTAATCGCGGATTCGGAAAGGAAGTAAGACGATCCAACACCGATCAGCACGATAGCAGTAATGTAGGCCAAGCCATATTTTCCGATGGCTTTACCAGCGACCTCTTTGGCGGTTTCGGTCTCGTCGCTCATTTGTCTGCCTTCTCATCAAGTTTGTCGAAGATGCGACACAACGAAGCGTCAATCTTTTGCAGTTCTGCCTTGTAGTCGGTCTTGCTGACATAGACATGGGGCAAATCGCGGACGTCTTTATCCAGCCTGTCAATCGCCGTGTAGATGCGATTCAGAGTCCAACCACCAAAAAAGGCCGAGGCTGTGATGGCTAGGTTGAAAAGGACTTGGTAATCCACGGGTTATTCTCCAATTACCACTATAGTATCAGGGGAGGTACCCCACGCATAACGGGTTCAACCCACACCCCTGTAGGGGGTATTAGGTAGTTTATGTTAACACCTCAACCGTAAGTAGGGGAGGTTGCTTGGTAGTTCGTAGAAAAAAGTTACTAGAGTCAAACGCTCGCAGGTTTGGTCTTCTATCGTAAACTTCTGTGCGGCATGATACTCAGAGGAGTCAAATAACACTAATCTATTGTAAATATTTGATATATTTACAGTTTCTTCAAACATGGCGTTGTTTGCGATGACCCCAATGGCTTCTTCGGCTGCGTTACTTTTGTCTCTATAAAATCGCTCTTTAATCTCCATCCCCTCTACTGGGTAATGAGTGAGATCAGCCTTCAACCTATATAAAGATGTTCCAGTATTTAAAGGGGCGTTTGGGGTTAAATATACTATTCCTGTGACAATGTCGGGGCAGTCGTGGTGTACCCAACCAATAGAGTCGATATCTTGTATTTTTTGGAACACCGTCCTTGCGGAATACACTATGTTTTGCGACTCGTCAGGGAAAAAAATTCGCAACATCCTGTTGTTAACATACTCAAACAACTTACGGTCTAGTAAATGCAAGGGTTTGGTCCTGACCCCGGGCCATCTTCCGTCCGCTACGGGGAAGTCAAGAGCTTGTGCGTAGGTTCTAACCGAATCTGGGTTAGGGAAAAAATCATCGTATACCGTTAACGGGATTACGTGCCTCACTTCAAAACCCCACTGTTCTTCAAGGCTACTACATGCTGTTTCACTCGCTCCAAAACTCCTATTGCTAATGTAGAGCTTACCCTATCTCTATAAGTATCAAGAAGTTGCAATATATCTAAATACAGCATTTCTACGGTGGTTTCCTGTGGCACTTTTTCAGGGAATGCGTAGATGTTGGGGTTAAGTTTTTCTGTTTTAAGACTTTTACATTTAACACATTCGATATGTCTGGCGTGGGTGGGCCATGCAAAAACCCACGTATGCCCACAGTTGTAACATTTTACGTTTGTCTCTACAGGGCGCATGACTAAATGCGGATATGTATTCTGTCGTAAGGAAGGATATCTAGATCAGTAATTTGTATACACATAGTGTTATTTTGTTTTCTGTCCTTACGCTCTATGTTATGAGTTAACGTAAAATGACTTTTCGCTACGTATTCTTTCAACAAAAGTTCATCCTCCGCGTGTTCCAATAACGCGGCCGGGACTCGCCCCGTATTCAAAACTGCCAACATATCCTTGAACATCCAGTACGTTGGCAAAAAACAAGACGCACCATCTATGAATATAAACCCATTGGTCTCCATTTTAGGTAGCACCGCCGCCATGAATTTTATCAGGTTAACCACACCATGATCGTAGTCTAGGAACACCAGTCCTATCGGGGCGTCAGTGTAACGCTTAGCAAAATCTATTTTGTGTTCGTGTATAACTAAATGAGTACTTACAGATAGCTCAATCGCTTTTTTCTGTACGTACTCTTGGTGCCTCAAATGGCGGTGGTCCCGTAGTTCTTCTCTTAATAAATTAGTGGGCCAGTCTGAACCGTCATCTATTGTATGAACCAACCCAACACCATTTTCTTTGACCGCTTGGGCACACCAAAAAGCACTTACGCCTAGCCCCGTGCCGTACTCTAGCACAGTGGCTATTTTACGCATTTTGATTAGCGCATATAGGTAAACCCCAAAGTCCTCAGTCCCATATATGGGTCCAAAAGTATTTGAGTAGTGTTTCAGTTCGCTAAAACTCAAACTTACCCCCCGTAAAGTTCAAGTTTATTACTGACCTAAACTTTGTATCAGTGGTGCTTGCGCCACAATGAAGGGTGCGTGATGGGAAAACAACCAACCTATTAGCGATAGACTCGACCTCAATCTTATCATCTATAATAGTTTTGCCGTTATTGGTGTTCATATAAAAAATAGCTGTGCACCCTGTAGAAAAGCCGTCTATGTCTATATGATTATTAGTTTTCCTTTGGTATGGAGTCCGCATTTGTAAGTTAGCTTTAGCCCTTAGTAACAGACCGGGGGTTATATAACACAAAAGAGGGAGGATAACTGGCTCAAAGAATGCACTATTGATGTCCCCCCCGTAAGAAAAAACATGGGTAAACTGGTAATCAAATGGGTCATCTGTGCAATCGCTGGTCACCATACTGTTGTAGTAGTACCAAGGAAATCGTTTTTCCGGGCTAAACATAATCTCAAACATACTATCTAATGTCCCCGCCGGTAAGACATTATCTATAACAAGATGCACTATGCGCCTTTTGACTTAATCGGGTGTAGAAGAGAGGACATCGGGCATTTACTTGGTGAGCTTTTTTTAAGTATAGACATTTTAGATTTTACCCAACTTAATGCCGCGTTCTGTTTTTGCAGGACTTCCGTGTATTCTCTATGGTCTATTAAATGGTGCTTAACTTCTACCCGTCTGTCGGATAAGGGTATTATGTGGGCTAAGGGCATTCCAAAGGGGATAGTGTATACTTTGTCTTCCTGATCCCACCGTCTTAAGAACATGTTTACATGAGCACTATTTTGGTGCTTGTAGTCGACTACACCTGTTATTACATGTATATCTGTGAACTCTACTATACGCCATTCTGGCTGCACCCATACAAACTGGATATCCTCTTCGCAGGTTATTCTCCACGGGGCTATGAGTTTAACATGCTGATATTCGTTGTTATTTAGATACCCAGCATACTGCGATCTATCGTGATGAGTTGCCCTAGCTTCCTCATAGGCAAAAAACCACTCACACTCCATATTTGCTCCGTTCCTAAGAGCGTCATGGCTGTACACTTTTATTTTAATATCTGACCAAGAGGGTAGAATCACCCCTTTTTTTATATACTCCAACATGCCGTAACATCCTTTTATGGTACGCGGAGCAAATAAGTCTTTACCGGATGGGATTAGCCCCGGCAACTCTTTTATCCATGTAGGGGTGTACTCTAACGCGCTTTTTAAGGTAGCGCATTGGTAAGCGTTTATATCAGACGTGTAAGCATTAAGTACGATAGGCTTATTAAAACATTTACTCATCAACAGCACCGGATATAAGCGACAAATTAGGGCTATTTTTTATATCCATAGTGTATGTGTTAATCAGCTTAATCGCCTCTTCCCTAGATATATCCTGTTCCGCAACGTCCTCAACGCCGTCCCCGTTTCTGATTGCATGTATACAGCATAAAATAGCAGGGTCAGTAGTTGACACGTTAGTAAACTGGTGCATTTTACCCGCCTTTGTAACTATTAAGTTTGGCGCTTTTATTACTTCCGCATCTTCTTCTTTCTGATCTTCGCGCCTTAGTTTTACTGTACCGATAGCGAGCAATGTGATGTGGTCAAAGTGGTGCGCGTGGGTGGGCTGAGACTGCTCAGGCATTAACGGGACAAGTTTTACAAACACATTGTCAACAAACTCTACTAAGTTCCCATAGCGAAAATATTTATCTAAGTCCATACTATTGCGTTATCCGAATCAATTTTGGGGCGGAGGGGATGATTAAATTATAGGGGTCAACCACAAAATTTTCCAATTCTGCTATATAGCGCTCCCAGTCCGCTATCAAAGTTTCGTCGGTTTCTTTATCTTTAAGCTCCCGCGCTCTTGCCAAGCTAGTTGGGATAAAATCGTTAACAAAATAATTGCGTATAGATTCCGCTTTTTCATCTCGTTCTTCTTGGGTCATGTCCCGCTTATTGCGCACTACTTTTAACCCCCCGTCCACTCTTTCTACCGTAGATAGGGTTTCGACTTCCCACATACCAAGCCCCGCAAAAAAAGGAGTAATTTGAGCAGATATATCTACTTGCTCGTAACCACAATTGGGGTCATCAAGATTTAGCTTAGGGAAACAGAGTTTAAGATTGCTTTCAGGCTGCGGCGAGTGGCTTTGAGGGACTCCCTCAATGACAGGCACAAAATATCTTTCAACGACGATACTCATTTGCACACCTACTGATCAGATACGTTTTGGCTCGGATAAGACCTGTTGGCCCCCCACATTATGCGAATCCCGGCTGCACCGCCGCTACCCGCACTGCCGGGATAAGGGTCGTAGTCGTACCCAGCTCCACCGCCACCGCCGCCTCCACCATAAGAACCGCCAGACGCCCCCCCATACGGGCTAGCTGCGCCACCGCTACTTCCGCCTGACCCCCCCTGCCCCCCGGCAAAAGCAGAGCCACCCGCCCCGTTAGCCCCCGCACCATATAGGCTTACACCACCACCACCGGAGCCGCCTCGCCAGTAATACTGGGCAGCGCCACCACCTCCTCCGCCACCACCCCCGGCACCGCTCTGCCCCGCACTACTTTGGTTACCGCCATTACCACCGTTACCTGAGTAGCCACCTGCCCCACCTCCAGCCGCCGCACCGTTGCCACCCCCAGTCCCGCCGCTGTAAGTAGCATCGCCAAGCGAAGACGCGGCCCTCCCCGCTTGATTATCATACCCGCCGAGGACCCCGCTCTCAGCGTAAACAGAATTGTTAAAGTTAGCAAAATAGCGACCGCCACTAGAAAGGGCATAGTACACAGTATAGTTTTGCCCGGCGGTAACCGAAATATTATTTTTATAGGCTAACGCAGCCCCGCCCCCGCCAATGCCCGGAGTCACACTGTTGCCAATGCTAGCCGTATAACCGCCCATGGCTATAGTAACAACCGAAACTGAAGTGACCCCGGGTGGGCAAGTCCACGTTGTAGTTCCGCTATAACCTGAAAACTCGTTTTGCCCCGGGACTACAACTGTTGAGGAGCTTGTAGCCGAGGTGGACGCATCTGGGCCAACTGCAGTTACTTGGCAACGTATTAAATACCCCCTATCTGCGGAAGTTAGAGTATATGTACTACTGGTAGCGCCACTTATATTACTGTAGGTGGCACCCCCCCGCTGCCATTGATAAGTATATGTGTTTACTTGCCCTGTCCAAGAACCTGTAGTGGAGCTGAGTGCGTTTCCAACTAGCACAGTACCCGAAACAGCAGGTGCCGCTGTGTTCACAGGTGCGGGGATTTTTCCTTTCCCACTAAGAACTAGTAGTTGGATACCGGACATAACTAAACCTTTTTACGCCAAGTTGCCTGTAATAACCGCCACTGTGCTGCTTATAAAAAATACTGTCGCAACACCTCTGGTATTTAGTGTAGCTGTTGATATATCGACGTTTTCGCCACCTTTGTAGCACGTAGTAATCGAACAAGTAATAGTTATACTACCGGATGTATTATTAAAAATAGAAACTACATCCCCTTCCGAAAAGGTTGCGTCGGGTACCGTAATGCTACCGCCAGACCCTACTTGTACGTACTTTCCAACATCGGCAACAGCAAGGGTATAGCTACTCGTTTTGGTACCAACTGCAGGGATATTCTTGTACCCGACAGTATAATTTCCGCCCCCGTCAGGGAACGTAACTGTTCTACTTGCAGACAAAGTATCTGGAGCAAAAGACAACCTATAGGAGCTTGATCCCCCGGCGCGACCTTTAACTACAATGCCATCTTGTGTAGAAGTGGCGGTGCCAAAAGTCTGGCCTGTGGCGTTATAAAAAGTATTAGCCCCAGTGAACGCATTGTTAGCCGCTAGCGTTACTGATGGTGCAGTAGAACTCCACGTTGTTCCGTCTGAAGTTAGGACATTACCGCTAGTACCGGGAGCAACAACTTGAACCGCACTAGTACCATTACCGAGGATCACGTTGTTGGCAGTGAGGGTTGTTGCACCAGTACCGCCGTTAGCGACGGGGAGAGTGCCTGTAACTTGCGTAGTAAGGTTTACCCCGCTCAAAGTGCCGCCCAGAGTCAGGTTGCCAGAGCTTGTGACCGTACCCGTCAGGGTAATCCCGTTGACCGTGCCAGTGCCGCCTACTGAGGTGACTGTGCCACCAGTAGCGGCGCTTGGGTTTGCATTGGTTACCGCAGCTCCAGCCCCAGCGCCGTCTGTGTAAACCATCACCTTGCTACCGTTAGCAATCGTAACGGTAGCACCGGAACCCTGTGCAATCGTGATCGACTGGCTGCCTGTGGTGGCGTTCTCAATGATCCAGACCTTGGACACCGTGTTCGGGGCAATCGTCACGGTGCGGGTAGCGGTCAGTGACACGCCAGAGGTGATCTTCACGTACAGCGCCCGGATGCCATCGGCAGCGCCATCGGCCATCGTGATCGTCGCATCCGCATCAGAGGCCAAGGACTCCGTGCTGTAGCCAAACGCATCAGCAATCAGCTCAAGGTTGGTGTTAGTGCTTGTTCCCCACGTCCCGGACTCGTCGCCCGTCGTGATCTCCTTCAATCGGAGGTTATTCACATAAGTCGCCATGAGGTCTCCTAAGCTGCCTTATCGACTTCTACCCAATTCGGTGTCTGCGCGTCGTTTACATTCACCCAGTTCGGTGTCTGCGCGTCATTGACGTTGGTCCACCCGATTATTCTAACAGTTCCTACGGCTCCTGTGCCGCGTACTCCAACGACAGTAACAGCATCGTCTATTTCTAGTTCTACGTCACCTACCGCGCATGTACCGGCTACGCCAACGATGGCCGGTTTTACTAATGATACTACCGTTCCTACAGCACTAGTGCCAGATACACCTGTAGGATATACCGTCCAATCGTAAGCAGGTATTACGTTGCTTACACTTCCAGCACCTTGCACACCAGTAACAGGAACCGTTACAGCAGGCGTTACAGTACCAGCAGCACCCGTACCGGACACTCCTGTAACGCCATACCCTACTACTGTAGTTACATTTTGTACCGCCCCTGTACCGAACACTCCATCCGGTACAATTAACTCGGCTATGTAAACTACAACAGTACCTACTGCTCCTGTTCCGGCAACTCCTACAGGTATGACAATGTCATCAACCTGTACTTCAAAGCCGCCAATCTCACCAACACCCTGAACCCCTGTTGGGATGACGGAGCCGCTGTAGTTGGTAATTACCGTCCCTACCGCTCCAGTGCCTTCTACGCCTACGGGGACTATGGCATCGCCAATTACAACCGTAACGGAACCTACGTCTCCGGTACCGCTTACTCCTAGCGCAACAATACTTTTACTAATTGAGATGGAAGGGGTGCCTACCTGCCCGGTACCAACAACAGAAACTCCGTTGTCTCCCCACGCACCTTCCCCCCACCCACCTGCACCCCACACAGGGGCGAGGTAAACTATTTTTTCAGGTATACCGCCCCAGCCGTTAAACCCCCACGGCTGTTCGCCCCAAGCACTCACCTATCACCTCATGCTATGCGGATAATCGCAGTAGCGGCAGCGGCAGCAGGAAATTGAATCTGGAAATCGCCCGAACTTACGGTCTGATCGCCACCAAAGCTCAACACGGCGCAAGCCGGGTCACCCGTAGCACTGTCGTTGTAGATCAGCGCACCGCAGGTTGTGAAGGTAGCTGCGCTCCACGTCGTGTCCGAAAAGTCACAGATCGCGGTCGTGCCGTCAGCCACCGGGGTCACCGAAGTCAGCGTATTGCCGCCCGTGGTGTAGCCGCTGCCGTTCGCCAGCTCATCAGAGCCAAGGTTGCCGTAAGCTGTCGTAGCAGCACCAAACGTGCCCGATCCTGCCGAAGCGGCCTTTAGCAGTGCGATCTTGAACGTGTTACCCGTCGAAGCGGTGAAGTTATGAACAGCCTTGAGTATTTCTACTTTGAAGCTGGTGGGCATTGCGGTAGTAATTGAAATCGGCATTTTAGTTCTCCAGTAGTTTCACAAGTTCCGGGTGCCCAGCGGCTCGGAAGCGGTTTGCCAATGTGGTGTGGTTAGACCGCACCGCCTGTCGCATGTAGTGGACCAGCACTCCACGGATTTCGTTCTTAAAAGCCTCCGCCTGATCCCGGATGACCGGGTGGCAGTTGCCTCCAATCGACACGATCTTGTTCAGCGCCTGCTCTGCGATCTCCTCGGGAGTAAACCCTCGGCCAGATACCATGGAAGTCTTGATTTCGCCAAGCTGTGCGCCGGTTACGATGCTGAACATTACGCCACCTTGACCTTAACCTGCCCATCCCGGTACATGTCTTGACGCAGTTTGCCGTCGCCAAGATTCTTCAGGAGTGCCATGGCCTGTACGTAGAGTTTCTCGTAGTAAGCCACCAAATCAGGCTCACCTTTCTGGAAACGAATAGCCTCAATAAGCGCACCATTGAGGAGGGCAGAATCAAACTCTGTCCCTAGCCACGTAGTATTCGCCGTCACAATCGACTCCGGGTAGTAACCGAAATGGATTTCTGCTGAGTAGTTAGAGTTGGGGGTAGGACCAAGAATGAACGTATTCTGGTCAAAAATAGCGTAATGCTTCGGCAACCCGGTACTAGTGGGGTCTGGATAGGCTTCCCGCATGAAGTTGACATCTTTGTTCAGCAGGTAACCGTAAGAGCCGTTGTTAATTACAGCTAGCGAATACACGTACAGCATGTTGGTCGGCATGGTCAGGTACTTGTTACCTGATGTCATGGACCCGGTTTGGTTTTTACGAAGTGCAGGAAGCTCGACGGTGGCATATATCTTCTGCTCCGCCTGTTTAGTGAACATCGCAAGTTGATCTTCTGTGAACGTCTGCTCACAGATATCTTGGATGTTAGTTTTAAGCTCCGTGTAATTCATGGTTTACGCCATCGGGCCGCGTGCCATAGTGCCTTTGGTAGCTGCGCCGGTACCACGGATTTTGACACCGCCGCCTTTCTTCATGCCGTGCATACGCTTCTCGTGGGCTTTGACTTCGGCCTTGGCTACCTTCTTCATGTCTTTTTTCATAGCGCCTCCTATGTAATGACGATTTTAACCCAACCTACCGTACCGCCAGCATGTACAGAACCACTCGGCTGTATCCATGCTCGGCTCTGCGGGTAGCCAGTAAAGTCTGGCCTTGGGTTCCGTATAGCCTGCGGATCGCTGACCGGATACTCACCTAAATGCAACTGGGGATGGTCAGGGTTCCAGCATTCTGGACACGCAAGTATGTTCGTGTTTTTACCCTTGATTATCAAGGGTTGTAGCTGGCGCAGCTTATAGCGAAACCCGCATACGTCGCACTCTGATATCGCTTTTTGACCAGAGGCAAACCTATTGGACATGGCTTACCTCGGGAACAGCAGACGCGGGACAAACCTTACGGCTGCCTTTTCACGATCCTCGCCCGCCGCCAAGTCAAACTGCCGTTCGTACTCTGCCTGCAACATAGGGATACGGGGCATCAATTCAGGGTCTTTTTGGGCTATGTAATAAGCCAAACCCGCCACAAGGGCGGGGAAAAAGCGGAAGTTCATGTCGGGGGTCTGTACCCCACTGCCTGCGTCCTGAATACGGCGCATCCGCCAGTAAATCAGTTGGTAGAAAGGGCTTACTAATGAGCCTTGGTCCGGCACCGGCCACAGCGTGAATGTCGGGTTATCCCGCGCCCGGTCGATGTAAATCTGGATAGGACGACCTTGCGTGATTTTGTTGGGGATACTGGAGTAGGTAGAGACGCTGATACGGGAAATGGTCAGGTCAGACTGCGTAGCGTAGTTGCCCGCGCCCGTACGGATTACATGCTCTAGTAGGTCTATGGTGTCGGCAGGGAGGTCGTAAGTGCCCGTACCTTGAGCTAGGTTCTTGGTCCCCTGCTCAATGGTCCACATGTTGATACCACGGTTCTGCCACTCAATGGTCAGCAGGTTCATGGAACGCCGCGCCGTGCGCAGATCGTAACCAGAACGCATTTCCCGCCCAGCACGCTCCCACGCTTCCTCGGCTACTTCCGTGAAGTCCATGGTAAAGTCATATGTGCCAGACGTTGCCATCGCTATTTCCTATACGCCGCTGTCTTTTTAGCGACTGACTTGGGCTGCGCTACGAACTGCTTGCCCTGCTTCTTGCCAGCCCGCTTGGCCCGGGTAGTCGCCGCGTACTCAGCAGGACTCAACGCCTTTATGGCAGCTTCTGGGAGGTACCGCTCCCCCGTCTTGCTCGACGGCTTGCCAGACTTAGTCCGCCAACGTTGGTCCGTCCACTGCTTGAGTGACTGCTGGGGCTTCTTCATTAGTCACGGTACCCGCCACCGGCAGCTTTGTACTTCTGCGCCAGAAGCTGTGCTTTACGGGCGCTCCATTGCCCTGCCTTGGTACCATGGGTGGCCTGCGATTTGATCTGATTGAACAGACGCTCACGCATTCCCGGCTTGGTGTAGTTACCAGCCTCGTTGACCTTAGACCCCACCTTGCCACCCTTTTTCATACCGGGCAGCTTGGCAGGATTAACAGCACCCATCCCTCGGCAGGACATCATGGCACTACACCTTCTTGCCTTTGGTGTGGCCTTTCTTAACGATGCCATCAGCGCGGGTTACGCCGCCTGCTTTGTAGGCTTTAGCCATACCACCGCCCATCATGCGCTTCGGACTGCACGAACCACCATAACGGTAGCTTTTGGCTTCCTTCTCTTCGTGCTTAATCATGCTCTTGGGAGCGCCTTTCTTCTTCATAAAGGCCACTTCCTTCTTCATCATCGACTTAGACTCTTTCATTTCGCCTCCTTCGGCAAATTTGCGGCCCTTGTCCGCCTTGACGTAGTCCCTGCCTACTGATTGTGGGATACCAAGCCGCTTGGCCGCCTTCGGATCGTTGGCGACCATTGCCATCAAATTATGCTGCGCTCGGCTGGTAGACGGCATGGTTAGACCATACGGCCTTTGGTATGCCCTTTGCGGCACATCCCATCACCACGGGTTACCGAACCACCCTTGGCGTATCTGGGACCAGAACCCTGCATGTCCATGCGCTTGCGCGGCGACACTGGACCCATCTGACCTGCTTGGCCCATCTTCTCCCGAATCTGTTCCATGGTCATTTTGGTCTTCGGCGGAACCTTGGCTTTTGGGGGCGGTCTACGACCCTTCATGGCTTCGGGGTTAATGGCATCAACGGGGTATTTGTTTGGCATAAAATGTCCTCAACAGTTCCAAGCCCGCAGGCTTTTGTTTATCCGGCTATTTGGGTCTTTCTTGGCTTTTTCACCTGTTAGCTTGGCTTTCATGCCTTTCATCCGGGCACAGAAGGAGTCTCGACGTTTGCCGCCTTCCGGCTGGGGGCGCTTAAGCCCCGGTTTGCCGGGGTTAGCTGCGTTGTAAGACGCACGCCCTTTTGCGTTGAGACCACCTTTTGGGTTTTTCCCTTCTTTGCGCTGCCAAGCAGGTGTTTTAGCCACAGAACACCGTCACTTTGGATATCTGATCCAAGGTCATAATGGCGAAGTCCGTACGATTGCTGCGGGTAGTCAAAATACCCTCTGCTGGTACAAACAAGCTATCTGCAAATGCAGAAGACCCAGCCGGGGTATCAAGTTGCAAAATCAACGTACCGTTTGTCGCATTGAGATTGAACTTGATCGACCCTGCCGTAGTAGTACCTACGTAATAGATACTCTTGATGCGGGTACGCGGGAAAGCCAAGGAACCTGTAGTCCCTATGCTGACGTTGCCCGCCGAAGCGCCGCTGGCCGTGATGCTCGCCACAGAAGTGTAAAAGTTAGTAGAACTTGCCGTGGTAGCGTTAGCACCGGTCACTACTTCAGTGGTGGTCGCACCAGTCAAATCCCCTACTTTCACACCTTGAATGGTAAAAGTAATCCCGCTGTCATTCCCCGCAGAGGTGAACAACAGTTTGTACCCAGTACCACTTGCGGAGATATCGTTGGTCAGCAGCGTCAGTGCCCCTGCGCCAGCAATTGAAGCCGCTGCACGCAGGAGTGTTGCGCTGGTAGTGGGCGTAATAGCCCAAATATCACCCTGCATAACTACCCCCTATTAGCGGGTTTCAGCCGCGACGATGTAATCCAGAGTGGTAGCACGGGTACCCAAGGCATCACCAGACAGGCTCATGGCAGCTACAGTCAACTCAGTTGCCGGGATGTTAGTCGTGTGTGTAGCTACATTCTGCCCGTTGATATAGAACCGTACGGTCCCAGTGCCTTCTACCGCAATAGCCAGCACGATGTAGGTGTCATCCACCATGTCTATGCCGGAGTCGGTCGAGGTTTCTGTGCCGCTAGCCTCAGTCTTGCACAAGATGGACGCATCGCCGTCGTCTACCTGAAACACGATACGGTCAGCGGCGGTCAGCATGTTTTCTGGGTTAGTGGCGAAATTTACGGTAAAGCCAAAACACAGGTCCGTCTGGGCTACTTTGGAGTTCTTCACACGGGTCTGGAAGTACATGTTCTTGCCCGAAGCAGGCAGGAAAATCTCGTTACCCTGAATTGAAGCCCCGTCGTTGTCGGTAGTGGCGGCGGAAGTCAGCGCAACTTCTCCCCCTACGGTATCGGCTACGATAGCTACAGTGGCGCTGCTATCCTTTACGACAGTCCAGTTGTTGGTGGTGTCGATTGCCACACCGACGAAGTCGTCAACAATTTGGAAGTAAGCCGGGTTGATGCTGATAGGCATCTCAGCCATGCCAGCAAGCGGCGCAGCAGTGTTGGTGCCAGAATAGAGTACGGGGCCGGAAAAGTGGGTATTAGCCATTTGAGTATCCTCACATGCGAGTTAGGGGGCAGTCTGCATGTCGTCGGCCCGGGCCGTCTGCTCCCCCGGTTGTCCCGGGAATACAGCCTTTTTAGCAGGTGCGTATTGAAACTGCAAGCCTGTGTATCTCCCTTTGCTAATAGGAAGCCCAGAAACCAATGCACGTCGTAGCGTAGGCATACTCATGTTGTAGTGTTCCAGCACCGCCGTGAGGCTTGGGAACTCTTTGTTCGTGGTGACTTCCAGTATCGGCTTGCTCATCTTGAGCTTGGACTCTTCGGAGAGGCGTTT